TGAAACTGATAAAGGTGCATTTTGCTGGTGCAGACCGGAGTACGACGAGGAGTATGACTTGTACGTACACAGAAGCATGGATGGGCGCGAAGAATACGAAGAAGGAAGGAAGCCGACATGAGCGATCCAGAAATGACCACGTTTGGTATGTACCCGAACTGGGGTGTTGAATACTGCAAATCATATGCCGAGCAGCTAAGAGATAAGACACGCGCAAACCGAGCAGAACATGCGGCGGAGTGCATTGAATATCTTTTAAGTGTGGTTCAGAAAGAATGGGTTGGGCTGACGGATGAGGAAAGGCTAAAAACATATTTAGAAGCAGGAAGTAGCCATACAAAATACGGCAAAGCCATCGAAGCCAAGCTAAAGGAGAAGAACACATGAGTAGAGTACATGCAGTGACGGAAGACATTCAATTTACAGCAAAGGTAGCGTCGTTCACACCGCTGCCGACTGATGTGCTTGTTAAAGAGTTCTGTGCGTGGCTACAGGAGCGCAGCAAGGAACACAACTTTCTTGTTTGGCGCGTTACCATCGAAGGCGCAAGTACAGACTACAACCTATGAAAGTTTTGAAGGAGAAGAACGCATGACTAACAGCGACGAGGAATATGAATTTAAGTGGGGTGAAGATTGGATAGAAAGAAACTTGCGGCGGCGGCTTGCTCTGTATGAAAGGAAATATCCAGGCTTTGATATTGAAAGATTTATTGAATGGATCACCAGAGATAAAGTTGATAGCAGAACGCAACGGTGGTGGCCGTATATGGAAGATGAAGACATTGCAAAAATAAATAAAGAAAGGCGCCGCCACGATTCGTTAATGCGTTTAGGTGATAGCGCAGATTAAATAGAACAAGGAGAAAATTTACATGGAAGATTCTGATGCCAAGAAGGATTGGCAAGATGTAATTATGGGAGATGGCGGTCATTGCCCTGTATGCGATAGGTGGGGGCGGATATACAAAAGAAATATCAATGCGACTATGGCCAAGTCTTTGCTCTGGTTGGCGGGTATGCACCAGAACATTGACGACCCAATAGAGTGGGTAGATGTTCCTACTAAAGCGCCGCGCTGGCTAGTCAGATCAAACCAGTTACCAAGCTTAAAGTGGTGGGGGTTGGTAGAGCGCAAGCCGGTAGAAAAAGATTCAAAGACAAAGCACTCTGGCTTCTGGAAGATTACTGATCTTGGACATGAGTTTGCGTTGGGAGGAAAGTGGATACCAAAAGCTGTTTATACCTACAACGATACTGTGCAGTTTGTTAGTCCAGAACACTTACAGATTTCAGACTGCTTCAAAGAATATTTCGATTACAAAGAAGTTATGGGAAATTACTTCCCGCTGAAAGCAATTCATGACAGATAACGTAAACAGCCCATCGCACTATAAGGATGGCGGCATTGAGACTATAGATTTCATTGAGGCCAAGCAATTAAATTACAACCTTGGGAACGTAATCAAGTATGTATCCCGCGCCGGCAAGAAGGGTGATCGGATCGAGGATTTGAAGAAAGCGCAATGGTATCTGGCGCGTGAGATCAGCAAAGATCCGCGTATGAAATTCAATTCTTGGTATGAAATTGATGGCAAGGAATTCAAATGATACTCACTAATAAGTTCGGCCTGCCAGATACGATTGTTAATGTGTTGAAGCGGCCACAGTATTCACGCGGGGCAGCGCATATCTCGGTGACTGAGTTATTATCTCCGCCCCAGCTAGTGCAGCTACGCGCCAAGCATTCAGATGAGATCGAGCAGGACGCAAGCGATATGGTCTGGTCTTTGTTCGGCACGGCAGTACATAACATTCTTCAGCACGGCAAGGGCGATAACCATATTGTCGAAGAGCGCTTGTTCACTGAGTTCGATGGCTGGAATATCTCCGGCGCGCTGGACTTGCAAGAGATCATAGACGGCAAGATCCATATCAAGGATTACAAAGTAACGTCAGCTTGGGCAGTCCAGCAGGAGAAGCAGGATTGGGTAGAGCAGCTAAACCTGTACGCATGGTTAGTAGAGAAAGCCAAAGGCGATACAGTAGGCGGCTTACAGATCGTCGGGATCGTCCGTGATTGGAGCCGGCGCGATGCGGTGAACAAGGAGACTTACCCGCAGGCACCGATAGTTACGCTGGATATTCCGCTGTGGACATATGAGCAGCGCGAGAAGTTTGTAAGCGACAAGTTACACCGGCACTCCGAGGCCAGCCTGTCAGTACAGATTGGCCACGACTTGCCAGAATGTACGCCGGCAGATATGTGGGAAAAGCCCACTACTTATGCAGTCAAGAAGATTGGCGGCGTCAGAGCCAAGCGAGTATTCAGCATCAAGGCGGAGGCACAGGATTTAGTGGCCACGCTGAAGGATCATGAGATTGAAGTCAGAGAAGGCGGTCGGACAAGATGCACAGGGTTTTGTCAGGTCAGCCAGTTCTGCCCGCAGTACCAGCAGTACGTTGATGAGCGCAGTACAACCCTAGAATCCTAAGGAGATAACCATGAAATACCTAATCGCTATTTGGGCAATCAGCGCAGCATCTATGGCCTACGCAACCTGCACGACCAGCAGCTACAGCTACAACGGTCGGTACGTTACATGTACTACGTGTTGCTACGGAAATAACTGCACGACCAACTGCTTCTAAGGGGATTGAATGAAACAAGTAGCAGCAGCACTGGTGAAGGCGCAGAAGGAATTCGGGCCTGCGCTCAAGACCAGCACTAACCCGCATTTCAGAACAAAGTATGCGGATCTTTCGGCGTGTATCGAGGCAGTCGTAGATGGCCTGAATAACAATGGCATCTTCCTGATGCAGTTGACGGACGAGCATCCAGATGGCATCAAGATCCAGACTGTATTTATCCATGAATCTGGGGAGCAAATGGTTTCCGGCTGGTTGTTTGTGCCGGCAGCCAAGGCAGATCCCCAGGGTTTCGGTAGCGCGCTGACATACGCCCGCCGGTATAGCCTGATGACTGCTTGCGGTATTGCGCCAGAGGATGATGACGCAAACTCAACCCGCCCGCCAGCACCAAAGGCACCAGTACCGCCAGTACCTGTACCAAAAGTGGTACAGCCTGTAGCAGCACCAGCAGCACCAGCTAAGAAACTTGAGGGTGGGGCAGGCCAGTGGCAATTGAAGGTATCCACAGAGCCAGAGACAACCGTAGAAGATTGGGCAATCTCAGTTCTGAAGGTAACTAACTTTGCACTGGAGATGGCGCAGACGCCGGACGATGTGACCAGCATCTTTAAGGTTAACCGAGTGATCTTCGACAGGCTGAAGGCAGACGACAAGCCCAGTTTCGATATGGTGTTAGATAAATTTAAACAATTTAAGGAAAAGCTAAATGAACAAGTATCCGAATAGTGGCCGGCTGAATTACAGCAAGAACAAGATCCATCCTAAGTCGCCTGACATGTACGGAGAGATGTCTTTTGATCGCTCATTCCTGCGTACCTTGCTCAACGATATAGAGGGTGACGATATTGTTATCAAGCTGGACGCATGGCAGCAGGATGGCAATTATGGACCGTGGTTTTCGATCAAGGTGAACACGTACAAGAAGCCGGAGGAAGCTGCGCCAGTTCAGAAGCAAGCGGCGCCGGTGCTTGATGAAGGCGATCTGCCCTTCTAATGGCAACCAAGTCGCCGACACAGCGGAGCTTAGAGTTTCTGCGGGAACAGGGATACCACTGCGAGGTAGTGGAGAAGTGGAACCCGTGGAAACGTATTCGTCAGGACTTGTGGGGATGGGCGGATATTCTGGCGATACGCAAAGATGAGGTGCTGGCGGTACAAGTAACCAGCACTGGCGTAGCTGCCAGGATCAAGAAGATCCAAGAGTCTGATACGGTGGCCAAGGTCAGGGACGCCGGCATCAGGATTGAAGTCCACGGCTGGCGCAAGAACAGCAAGGGCAAGTATGTAATGAGGATTGAGGACATAAGCTGATGGAAACCAGCCAGTTTGAATCAGTAAAGGTGGCGATGAAGCAGGATAACTCAGGGTATGTACTTACTCTGAGGATCCATCCCGACGAGGTTCCGGAAGAGATCCTGCGCGATTTTGTTGGAGCGCGCTACATGACAGTCTTAGTTCGGCTGACAGAAGAAGAGCGGCCAATGAACAGGGAGGCAGAGCTAGGCAGGGACATGGTTAGGGTAGCCGGTATGCTTTGCAGGGATC